ACACACAACCGGCAATCTTTGGACTTCTTGGACACCCCCCGTCATGGGACCCAAACCTCCCCCTTGCACAAAGATATATTTATGTGTTACATTTGCCACAACTGCCGAAGGAGCCTTCGCTGACATGGATCAAATAGTGCCAAATATTGAGGAAAACATTCCTCTGCCACAGAACGCTAAAGAGGCGTTCCCAGAGCTGTCGCCTGCTGAAGAACTGCAGATGCGAGCCAATGTCATCAAGTTAATGTCAGACTTGACTGGTCAAGAACTCTCCCCAACCAAAGAAAACGCTGCACAAGCTACAGAACTAGCTCGTCAGATGGCGTCTGACCCTGCTCATAGACCCGAGTTTGCCAACTACCCCAACGAAACACTTGCCTTCCTTGCAGGAATGGTCGCTCAGATGAACGTCTCTATCGTAGATGAGCTGTCTGATCTAAAAATGTATGTAGTAAATAAACTTGTTGCCGAGGTAGAGAACGCCCGAGACCCCAAAGTAAGGGTTGCCGCACTATCTAAACTAGGTGAAGTAGATGGTGTAGACGCATTTAAGAAACGCTCAGAGGTTACACATAAGATTTTATCTGCCGAAGAGGTAGAAAAAGAGCTGCTAGAAACCTTACAAAGCCTCGAAGGTAAGGTCATTGACGTAGAAGCCCGCGAAGTTATAAAAAACGATGCAAAAACTGACGCCTGAAGCTATCTTCAAGCTACGACAAGCCTTGCCAGCTATGCCTGACAAGCAGAAAAGACGCACGCTCGAACTTTTAAAACAATACGAAGCCCAGATGACACAGACTTTGGGTAAGGAGAGCTTTCTTGACTTCATCCAGCACGTCTACCCAGGATATAAAGTGGGACCCCACCACCTTAAACTTATTCAAATCTTCGAAGATATTGCTGCTGGCAAGAAAAAACGCGTCATTGTTAATATTGCTCCACGACACGGTAAGTCTGAGCTCATATCCTATCTTGCACCAGCGTGGTTCTTGGGTAAGTACCCACAGAAAAAGATTATCATGGGCTCTCACACGGCGGATCTGGCTGTTAACTTTGGCCGTCGTGTGCGTAACCTCGTTGGATCGGAAGCTTATAAGGGCATATTTCCACAAGTAGAGCTCCAATCGGACTCTAAATCTGCATCAAGATGGGGAACAAACTTCAATGGAGAATACTTTGCTATTGGTGTTGGTGGTGCCCTTGCTGGTCGCGGGGCTGACTTGTTTATTATTGACGATCCCCACTCTGAGCAAGAAGCTAAAACTGGACGACCAGACGTTTTTCTTCCTGCTTGGGAGTGGTTCCAGTCTGGTCCTCTCCAGCGTCTTATGCCTGGGGGCGCGATAATTATTGTGATGACTCGTTGGTCCAAATTGGACCTGACAGGCATGATTGTTCAGCAAACTGAACGCAATGAAGACGTAGATCCGTGGGAAGTTGTTGAGTTTCCTGCAATTAAGGACGATGGCGAAGCACTATGGCCAGAATTCTGGGATGTTGAGGAGTTGTTAGCTAAGAAAGCTGCTCTGGACATCCGGTATTGGAACGCTCAGTACATGCAGAAGCCCACTTCTGAGGAAGGCGCGCTAATTAAGAGGGAATGGTGGCAAATTTGGGACAAAGAAACCCCTCCCGATTGCGAGTTCACTATTATGTCTCTTGATGCGGCTCAAGAAGCTACCACTAGGGCTGACTATAACGCTTTGACGACGTGGGGTGTGTTTTTTAACGAGGAAACACAGAACTTTTGCATCATTTTGCTCAACGCCATCAAGAAAAGGATGGAGTACCCAGAGCTTAAGAAGATGGTGCTAGAAGAATACAAGGAGTGGCAGCCTGATGCGTTCATGGTGGAGAAGAAATCCAACGGATCGGCGCTGTATCAAGAGTTTAGGCGCATGGGCGTGCCTGTAGGGGAGTTTACTCCGGGCAAAGGACAAGACAAAATAGCGCGTGTGAACGCAGTGTCTGACTTATTTGCGTCTGGCATTGTGTTTGCGCCTGATCGTAGGTGGGCTAAGGAAGTAATAGAAGAGTGCAACGACTTCCCTGCTGGCACTAACGACGACTTGGTGGACTCCACAACGCTTGCGCTGTTAAGATTCCGTCAGGGTGGGTTTTTACGACTTCCGTCAGACGAGCCGGAAGATAATTTTTTACGTCAATACCGCAAAAAAGCTGCGTATTATTAAGGATACATCATGGCGACAAATATGGATAAGGCTTTGTATGGAGCACCTCAGGGCATAGACCAACTGGGGGTCGAAGAAGAGCCGATCGAGATCGAGATTGAGGACCCTGAGTCAGTACGCATAGGTATGGGGGATACCGAGATTGAGATTGAGAAATCAGAAGAGGACGATGAGTTTAGTAAGAACTTAGCCGAAGATATCCCTGAAGATGTCCTTGCCTCACTTGCTAGTGAGTTGATCAGTGATTTTGAGTCTGATGTATCTGCCCGCAAAGACTGGATACAAACCTACGTTGATGGCCTTGAATTGTTAGGCTTGAAGATGGAGGAGAGAACAGAGCCTTGGCCAGGAGCCTGCGGCGTATATCACCCCTTACTGACTGAAGCTGTTGTGAAGTTTCAGGCTGAGACAATGATGGAGACGTTCCCTGCAGCGGGGCCTGTCAAGACTAAGATTATCGGCAAAGAAACCCCCGAGAAGAAAGACGCAGCAGAGCGAGTTCAAGAAGACATGAACTTCCAGCTTACTGACGTGATGAAAGAGTACCGTCCTGAGCACGAGCGCATGCTCTGGGGCTTGGGCCTTGCTGGTAACGCGTTCAAGAAAGTGTATTTTGATCCTGCTCTTGATCGTCAGGTGTCTATCTATGCGCCGGCAGAAGACGTGCTTGTGCCATACGGTGCATCGAGTCTTGCAGATGCGGAGCGTATTACTCATGTGATGCGTAAAAACAAGAATGACTTGAAGCGTCTGCAGCATGAGGGCTTCTATCGTGACATTGATCTGGGAGAGCCTACTCAGACGATGGACGAAGTAGAGAAACGCATTGCGGAGAAGATGGGCTTTCGAGCAACGCAGGATGACCGATTCAAACTACTGGAGATGCAGGTCGATCTAGACCTCAAAGGTTATGAGCACGAAGATGATGGCAAAAAGACAGGTATCGCGCTCCCTTACATTGTTACGATTGAGAAGGGCACAACAAATGTCCTTGCAATCAGGCGCAACTGGGAGCCGGATGACGAACTTTGCCAAAAGCGCACGCACTTCGTCCATTACGGTTACATTCCCGGTTTTGGTTTTTACAATTTTGGCCTTGTTCACCTCATTGGTGCTTTTGCTAAATCTGGTACTTCTATTCTTCGTCAGTTGGTTGATGCTGGAACTTTGGCAAACCTCCCCGGTGGATTTAAAACCAGAGGACTCCGCTCCAAAGGTGACGATACCCCTATCTCCCCAGGCGAGTGGCGCGACATGGACGTGCCAAGTGGCAACATGCGTGACAACATCATGCCCCTGCCATACAAGGAGCCTTCACAGGTCTTAGCGGCGCTGCTCAACCAGATTATTGATGAAGGTCGCAAGTTTGCTGGCGCTGTTGAGTTGCAGACGTCAGACATGTCAGCGCAGGCTCCCGTAGGCACGACACTAGCCATCCTTGAGCGTCAGCTCAAAACGATGAGCGCTGTTCAGTCACGCATCCACTACTCGATGAAACAAGAGTTCAAGCTCTTAAAAAATATCATCCGTGACTACACTCCGCCGACATACAGCTACGAGCCAGAAGAAGGCGGTCGCCGTGCGAAGCAGTCTGACTATGACATGGTCGACATCATCCCAGTGAGCGATCCCAACGCTGCGACGATGGCGCAGAAAGTTGTTCAGTATCAGGCGGCTCTCCAGTTGGCGCAGACTGCACCGCAGCTGTATGACTTACCACTCTTGCATCGTCAGATGTTAGACGTGCTTGGCATCAAGAACTATCAGAAGCTTGTGCCCGTCAGTGATGATATGAAACCTCGTGACCCTGTCACAGAGAACCAGAACTTGCTGATGAACAAGCCTGTCAAGGCGTTTATCTACCAAGACCATAAAGCACACATCGCTGTTCACATGGCTATGGCTCAAGATCCTAAGATTCAACAGATGTTGGCTCAGAGTCCTCAGATGGCGCAGCAGCTTATGGCTGCGGGCTCAGCACACATTGCTGAGCACTTGGGTATGGAGATGCGTAAGCAGATCGAGCAGACGATGGGCCAGACCTTGCCGCCATACAACGAGGATGCGGATGAAATCCAGATGTCTCCAGAGATGGAGGTTCAGGTGTCTCAGATGGCTGCGCAGGCCGCGCAACAGATCCTGCAGCAACATCAGCAAGAAGCCCAGCAGCAGAAGAACCAGCAGATGGCGCAAGACCCGCTCATCCAGTTGCAGCAGCAAGAGCTTCAGATTAAGGCGCAAGAGCAGCAACGCAAGGCGGCTAAAGATCAGGCCGACGTCATGCTCAAGCAGGCACAGCTCCAGATTGAGCGCGAGCGTATCAATGCGCAGCAGGAGACTGAAGGCGTGAAGATTGCGATGAAGGCGCAAGCTGATAAACAGCAACGTGATCACGTACATGAGCAGGCTGGCTTCTCAACAGGCATGGACATGCAGAAGCATCAAATGATGTTGGCTAACCAGAGAGAAATTGCTCAATTACAAGCCGAAGTAAGGGCTAAACAACAGCAGAGACCAAAGAAAGGTGACTGATGTATCAAACTAGACAAGCGCTGGATCTTTTGGTCCAGCAAATTGATCAGAAGATCAAACAAATTGAGGACAGCTTGGGAGCCAGATCTGCCAAGGATTACTCTGACTACTGCGAGCAATGTGGGGTTATTACAGGTCTACTCACAGCACGTAGAAACATTACAGACCTGACAAAAAACTTGGAGAACTCGGATGAGTGAAACACCTACGTTGGATTTGAATCAAGCAGTCGACTTGTCGGCCTTGATGTACAAGAAAGCAGAGGAAAAAGCAAAGCAGCTACCAAAACCATCTGGTTATCGCATTCTGTGCGCTATCCCAGAGGCAGAGGAAACGATTGAGGGCACTAGCCTACTAAAACCAGCAGAGACTATGCGCAACGAAGAGACCCTCACAACGGTCTTGTTTGTTGTTGAGCTTGGTCCAGACTGTTACAAAGATACAACAAAGTTCCCAACGGGACCTTGGTGTAAACAAGGCGACTTTATCTTGGTCCGGCCCTACGCTGGCTCACGATTGGTCATCCACGGTAGAGAGTTCCGCATCATCAACGACGATACTGTAGAAGGTATTGTTGACGATCCACGCGGCATCAAACGCAAATAAGGAGCGCACATGCCTAAATTTAGCGATAGCTATAAATTTCCCGATGAGGAAGATAATACGGGTAAACCCGAAGATACGTTGGATATCTCGATAGAAGACGATGATGTCGAGATTAAAGTCGACGTTAAAGACGATACCCCCTCTGAAGATAGGTTCGTAGAGCCTCTTCCGAACAGTATTAAAGAGGATTTGGAGAAAGCCGATGACTCTGAAGATTACTCCCATAACGTAAAGCTTAAATTTAAGCAATACAAGAAGGCTTGGCACGACGAGCGTAGGGAGAAAGAGGCTGCACTGCGTGAGCAACAAGAGGCTTTAGCCGTTGCACAGCGTATTCTTGACGAGAACCGTAAGCTTAAAAACGTCCTGCAATCAGGCGAAAAAGAGCTTATTTCTACATATCAGTCTAGTGCTGAAATGGAAGTCGATAAAGCCAGCCGTAACTATAAAGAAGCCTACGACTCGGGTGATTCCGATAAGTTACTTGAAGCTCAGCAGGAGATGATCCGTGCTCAGCTTAAGCTTGATAAAGCAAAAAATTTCAAACCTACTGTACAAACTGAAGAAAATGATGTACAAATAACACCACAGAGGACTCAAAACCCTCAAATGGACCCGAAAGTTGCGTCATGGGTGTCAAAAAACCCGTGGTTCGTTGATCAAAATAAACGATCTATGCGCAGATATGCTGAAGGTGTCCACGAGGACTTAGAGGCTAAATATGGTCGAGGCTTCATTGGTACAGATGAGTACTATGCAGCGATAGATAAAGAAGTACAGCGCAGATTCCCAGAAGAATTTGGCGGCTCTAACAACGAAGAGGAAGAAAAGCCTCAACGTACAAAACCAAGCACGGTGGTCGCACCTGCGAAGCGGAGCACCGCTCCTAAAAAAGTGGTTCTTTCTAAGACGCAGGTGGGCTTGGCAAAGAAACTTGGACTATCCAACGAGCAATATGCTCGTGAACTTATGAAATTGGAGGCCTAAAATGGCTGAAAGCAGATTACAACGCGAGATTACAAATAGAACTTCTTTAGAGCGCCCCAAGCAGTGGCAGCAGGCGGAACTTCTACCGGAACCTGATAAGGCCCCGGGCTTTGCGTACAGATGGATTAGAGTTTCTACTTTGAATGCAGCTGATCCTCGTAACCTCTCCGCCAAATTGCGCGAAGGTTGGGAGGTAGTAAGTGTTGAAGAGCAACCTAAATTTAAACTGCTAATCGATCCTAATAGCCGTTTTAAAGACAGCATTGAGATCGGTGGGTTGTTGCTTTGCAAAACTCCTTCTGAGTTTGTGGCCCAACGGACGAAACACTTCTCCGATATGACACGAGCACAGGAAGAGGCC